GTATGAATATACCCCGGAAGAAATCCTAGAAATTGAGAAGTGTGCAAAGGATGTTGTATACTTTGCCAAATATTGTCGGGTTATGACAGACGATGGCCTCTTTTATGTTAAACTAAGGGATTACCAAGAATCTGTTCTTAGGGAATACCAAGCAAGTAGGTTTAATATATTTTTAGCTCCTAGACAAGTTGGAAAATCTATTACGTCTGCCATAGTTCTAGTTTGGTATCTTCTTTTTAACCATGACAAAAACGCAATGATCTTAGCAAACGTTGGTTCTACTGCGGAAGAATTGATGGACAAGATTAAAGCGATCGTAAGAGGTTTACCTTGGTTTTTAAAACCTGGTATGGTAGTAAATAATGTTATGTCAATGAAATTCGATAACGGCTGTAGAGCAATTGCAAAGACTACCACAAAAACTTCTGCTATTGGTTTTACCATCCATTTCTTATACATGGATGAGTTTGCACACATTCATCCAAATTTTATTGAATCCTTCTTCAGATCTACATATCCTACAGTATCCTCATCTAAGGTTTCTCGAATTGTTATAACGTCTACACCGAACGGGATGAATAAGTTCTATGAAATTTATCAAGGTGCGGTAACAGGAGAGAACAGTTTTAATCCAATCAGAGTAGATTGGTGGCAGGTACCCGGAAGAGATGAAAATTGGAAAAAAGAAGAGATTGCTAACCTTGGGTCGGAGGAACTTTTTAATCAGGAATATGGTAATCAATTTTTAAGTTCTTCTACTCTTTTGCTTGGCTCTAATGAACTAAAGAAAATAAAATCTAACGAGATTGAGTATGTTTGGAAAGAGATGGACGTGCTTACTGATATTGGGTTATCCTATGAAAATTTTAGATGGCACCCAAAATTCAGTCTTGATGACAACACAATAAAAACTAATAGATTTGTCCTTTCTATTGATTTAGCAGGTGGGGGAAAGGGTGATTACACTGTTTTGAATATTTTTAAAGTTGTGCCTCTTCCAAGGAAAGTAATAGAAGATCTTGATGATTTTCAGGACGAATCTGACTTTTTTGGGCTTTTACAGGTAGGAGTCTATAGGGATAATGAAATAGAGGTAGAAGATTTTAAGAGAATACTTGAGGCTTTATTGGTTAGATTTTTCTATGGTGACAACGTCCGTGTTTTATTGGAGATAAATTTTAAGGGTGAGCTTTTAATTGATAAGCTATCACTCAATGACAACATACCTTTAGAACTCTTTGTTCACACTAAACATACCGAATCTGCCCGAACAAGAAAACCTGGTATTAAATATAATGAGAAAAATAAACTCAAGTATTGTGAAATGTTGAGATCTCAGGTTCGTCTTAATCGGGTTTTATTAAATGAAAAAAACTGGACAATACCTGAGCTTTTCTCTTTTGGCCTAAATTCTAGAGGAACTTATTCTAGCCAGACTGGACACGACGACGTTGCTATGACTGTTGTAAATCTTTCTGGGTTATTTGAGTCCTCTGATTTTTATGACCTAGTGGGTGAGCTTTATGATGGTCTCTCAGATTCATATCGTGAAATAATAGATGCCAAGTTAAATTCAGGTCCCGAAGAGGGTGGAACAAAAGAGGGAGGTTTTTATAGCTCTTTTAGCCAACTCCTATAAAAAAATAATCAAAACCGATATATAGATTTAAAACCGGGTTGCACCCAAAATGCTTCCTTTAGGTTAGATATATACTAGGCAAAAATATCTCTTGAATAATAATGGCAAAGAAAATCAAACTTGATTTATCCCAATTTAAAGCCTCCGGTGTCTATACGTTAGAGTTTGATGCTTCAGAGAACATAATTCTGACTTCGCAAACGATTCGGTTGGTGGTGGGATTCTCTAACAAAGGACCTTTTAACGCTCCTGTATACATTCCTGATGTTACTACAGCAATCGCTATCTTTGGTGATATCGATAAAACATTGGAAGCTAAAGGATCTTTCTTTCACAGATCGATTTTAACCTGCTTGGGACAGGGACCCGTTTTCGCTCTAAATCTTATGAGCCTTAATGATGACACGGAAAGTCCTACGGCTGATGTTGTAAACTACTTCGGTTATTCTGTTGATACCGAGCAATCCAACGGTGTTCTTACCTCGAGACTGTATTCTTCCTTCTATAACAAGGAGAGATTTTGGTTTGCTGACTCCTCTTATTTCTTAGCGACCCTTTCGACAGTAGATACAGGGCGTTTATTTAACCTTGTTAATTTAGGGAAACAAGCAATGAGTGTCATTGTAAGGAAGTCAACCGATGCAAACCCGCCACTTCAGGGATATGATGTTTTTGCAATTGATTGGTACGGAGCAGATAATGTGCCGCCTTTCATGCATCCATATGATTACATTTCTGATTTCTTCATCGATGTAATTTCAGTATCTGGAGACTGGACAGACTACGAGACCCTTTCTCTTGATCCTAAATGGAGTTCTTACTTTACAAGAAATGGATTTATTAAAAGTCAAATCAACAATTTTCTTTCCCAGCCTGATGTAAATATCGTGGCACAAACGACTGGATGCATTATTCCAGATTTTGTTGATTTAAATGGTAATAACCAATACATTCAGACATTAATCAACAACAATACTCCTTCAACCGGCCTATTCTGTGCTGTTGATGAAGATGCTATGGATAGCATCTGTACAAACCCTTATAAGATTGATTTGGTTGGTCACCACTTAATAGACGAGCTTACAGCAGACAGAGATATCGTAGATGCTAGATTAAATTTCCTCAGCTACGATCAAAATCTGACTGCAGACTATCTCTACAGCCAAAATAGCAATGAGATTGATGATAACGGTGTTGGTGCTCAATCAATCAAAACTGGAACATTATTTAGTCTTTCAGCAGCTACTGGTGCAACAGCAGGTGTTGTAACTGGAGCTTTTGATAACTACAGTTCGTCTTTAACTTTTGGAGGTCTTCATTATATTAAAACAAACACTGGTGTTACTGGAGCTTCATTAACGGCAGATCAAAAATTGGCTCTTGCTTCTTTTGCTACTCCGTCTACTACAAGCTCTCCTTACATAATTGGTAAGGTAACAGGTCTTACTGGATTAACAGGAAGTGTAATAAATCAGTTTGCCTCAAATGACATCGTAAAACTCAAGATATCTGGAGCAATTCAAACTGGCGGTGAGGTTGTTTTAACATGGACACACCCTCTCGATACAGCTTCTTACGCTACTCAAGGAGTAAGTGTATTTCCTTACTCTAATTTAGTTGGTGCTACTGCTGGCTACATTACCTCTGGTTACTACCAAATTGCAGCATCTGATTATCTTGATATAACTGAGGTTGATCCAGCTACTGGTGCAACCGCAGGTACCCCAGATGATGTTCTTACTGGTCAGTTAAGCACTGATTTTTATCAGGACGTACTTTATATTGAACTTGCAAACGGTGATCAGGTCTGGCTTAATGATACTGGTTCCTCCGTTAATTTTATTTCATATGAGAATACGGTAGATAGGGACCAATTTAACATAACATTTGCAAGAACATTCTCAGGGGAGGAAAGATTAAGTCCTTCTCAATTAACAGATTATCCTGCATTTGGATCTGTTTATGCTTCCGATAACATAGGTTTATCTGTAGCAGCTGGCAAAACCGATATAATTTCTTCAGTAGGATCAATCAACCAATTTATAAACGTCGTAACTCAAATCGACCCAACTAACTTCACTATCTCATCTACTCCAAGTTCACCTATATCTGTAGGAGATTTGATAGTATCGACGGATCTTGATATTTGTGAAACAGTGGGTCAAAATAGACAGCGCAGGTTAACTAAAGTAACAGCAGTTGCTCAAACTGCTACTGCCAACGTCGTAAGAGTGACTACTGCAAGGCCTATTTTATTCTATGCTGGAAGTCCAGTTCAGGTACAGAAGTTCAAATCAATCCCACAATTTACCAGATCTTTTGATTTCACATACCTGCAAGGATTTACAATGAGGGATTCTCACAGACCTAACGGAACTGATGCTAGAGTTTCTGAGTTGCTTGATGTTATGTACAATACGAACATTGCAGCAACACTTGCGGCAAAAGATGTTATTTCATTTAGATACATCGTTGATACCTTCAGCGGTCAAATCTTACCTAATTCTAAGTACCAATTGAGTAAATTGGCCATGATGAGACAAAAAGCACTTGCTCTTATTAACGCTCCTTCTATGGCACAGTTTAGAGCTTCTACTGATCCTAGATTCACAGATGCTCCAACTCAAACTAACCCATATCCTTCTCTTAAAGCTCAGTACATTTCAGAAGGTGGTAACTTATCACTAAATCCTTCTTATACTTTTAGTCTTCCGACAGAAGATCAAGGATCTAAGTTTGCAGCTTACTACACTCCTTATATTACAATCAGGGAGAACAACAAAAATATAAACGTACCTCCTGCAGCATACATTTCTAACAACTTTGTAAGAAAATTTGCTAACGGAGAGCCTTATAGCATTATTGCAGGTCAAAAAAGAGGTGTTATCTCAGGTCCAAATGTTGTTGGTGTTGAGTATGATTTCACAGATGTGGATAGAGGATGGTTAGAGCCCGTTGGTCTTAACCCTATCATCAAAAGAAGAAATCTTGGAGTAGTTATCTTCGGTAACCAAACAGCTTATCAAACCGTTAACTCAGCTTTCAATCTTGTGCACGTAAGAGATCTTCTCATTAGTGTAGAAAACGACGTTGAAGAAATTATGGCTAACTACCTCTTTGATTTCAATGAAGATTCAATTAGGCTTGAAATTAAGACATTGGTTGATAACTATCTTGATGGCGTTAGAGCTGGTGGTGGTATCTATGCTTACCAAGTAATCATGGACTCCTCAAACAATCCTCCGTCAATTATTGATCAAAATATTGGGATCATCGATGTTATCATCGAGCCTGCTAGAGGTATCCAGAAATTTGTTAACAGAATCACTGTTACAAGAACTGGAGGTATAGCAGCTGGAGGATTTATCCAATTTGCATAATGAAGATAAATAAAAAAAAGATCTTTCAATAAATGGCGGGTTTACCACACTATCAAAATTCACTAAGTGCAATTAATAGGTTTGAGCCAGTTTACCTTAACCAGTTTGAGGTAAACGTTATTCCTCCTGGTCCTGTTGCTGGAGGACCAATTTTGTTGGAGCAGGTTGTTTCAATTGGAGGACTTGATGTCGATAAGAATCCAAGTTTTGTTGCTCAGAAGTACAAGTTTGCTAAAAGAAACTACGCTGGAGGTAAGCCAGATACAACTACTTTAGATGCTGCCATCAAATTTACAGTAAACCTTGACGACGCCAATTCCATGTATGTTTTTAAAACTTTACGTCAATGGACGGACTTAATTTATAATCCGTTAACAGGAGCACAGGGGATTAAAGCTGATTATACTGGAACTATTATCGTTTCGGTATTCAATAAAAATGGCGATGTTTTTAGAAGAATCACACTTAGGGATTGCTTTCCTCTAAAAGCTATCGATCCGATGGAGCTTGAGTATACCAACGGAACTACCCTTTATGAAATCAACATGACTTGGGCGGTAGATTATTGGGAAGATTTATTCTTATAAAATAATTAGACATAAATGGCAGGTTTACCTCATTTCAATAACTCTAAAGCAGCTAGAAACAATTACGAACCGGTTTTTTTAAACCAGTTTGAAGTTTTAATTACACCACCCTCTTCAGTTACACTCGCTAACACAACTTTTAACGGAGAGAGCATTCTTACCCAGCAAGTAAAAAACGTAAGCGCTTTGCAGGTTGATATTCAGCCATCGGATGCTGTAACACAATACTATAAATTTGCTGAAAGAAGATATGCCGGCGGGGAACCATCAACATCGGACGTGCAATTTACAATGAGTTTTGAGGTGAACCTTAATGATGCTAATTCTATGGAAATTTATAAGATATTAAGACAATGGTCTGATCTTATTTATAATCCGTTAACTGGAGCGATGGGGTTAAAAAGAGACTACGTTGGATCAGTTGTAGTTTCTGTTTTTAATAAGCAAGGAGATGTATTTCGTAGAATAACCCTCAATAATTGTTTTCTTATCGAACCCTTAAGTACAATGGAATTGAGCTACGACGCTGGAGATGCTCTATACACGATTGATACAACTTGGAAGGCTGATTATTGGAGAGATCTTTTCTTATAATTGGAACTTTAGTGTTTCTATTTTCTATAATTTTTTGATTTAACCTTTTAACGGTATATAAAGAAAAATAGCATATGCTAAGTAATAGCCTGTCCCCGGAGGAAATCCTGAAGGAAAAAGAAATTAAAGGAGGTATCCAATATGACGATCCTAGCAGCTTGAGTTTGGAGCCTTCAGACCTAATGACAAACGTTTATAAGGAACCCGAAGTAAACAACCCGATTCAAGACCCTGGAAATAAATTGGAAAGCGTTAGACCACCCGAACCTGAGTTTAAGGAGCAAGCACCTTTGGATTTGGGGTGGAAAAACCTCCCTATTGGATTACTACCCTCTAAGGGACTATTTTATCCAGATAACACCCTGATTGCTATTAGGCCTGCCGAGGTAAAGGAAATCAGACAGTTCTCTATGGTTGACGAGGATGATATGCTCGACATCGATTCCAAATTAAATTTAATTCTGGATTCCTGTTGTACTATTAAGTTTGGTGATATCAGAAAGGTTGTTTCTTATAGAGATCTCAAGCAAGAGGACAGATTTTTTGTTATAATGGCAATTAGGGATTTAACTTTTGTTAAGGGAGAAAATCGAATTATACTCGACGGTTCAGATAAATGTTCTACCGACGGTTGTAAAGGTATGGAATCCATTGAATTAAGAACAGGAGTTTTGAACAACTACGATTTGGATGAGAATCTGATGAAATTCTATTCTTACCAGGATCGCCAATTTGTTTTTCCAATTAAAAGAATTGGAAAAACTATTAGAATGACTGTTCCTTCAATAGGGGTCACTAAAGTTATTTCGGACTTTGTACGTAATACTGTCAGAAGGGGCGAAGAAGTAGATAAAAGCTTTTTAAAAATAGCACCTTTTTATTTTAACGATTGGAGAGGACTCGACGATTTCAAAATCAAAGAAGCTATGATAAGTTCCTCTGATGAGTGGACTAAAGAAGAATTTTCTGTATATTTTGAACTTGCAGAAAGAATTAAAGTTGGCACAAAATTAAAGTCGCGAGTGAAGTGTGACACATGCGGTGTAGGGGAGGTCACCGCTCCTATTTACTTTCCCGGAGGGTTCAGATCTCTTTTCGTTATTTCAGATATCTTTGGAGAATTATTTTGATATCAAGTTCAGACTCTGGAAAGAACACCAAGTAAGCCCAGAATGGCTTGAATCTATTCCTTTCTACGAATATCAGATTTGGCTTGACAAACTTAATGACGCAGTAGAAAAGGAAAATAGAAAAAAACTTTCTGAAAGTGGACAAGTCGAGGTATTTAACTTCAGTAAGTGATACCTTTAGATTGTGATATATAATTTGAAAATCACACAATTCTATAATGGCTAATGATACTGGAAAACTTCTAAAAGAGATATCAAATCTTTCTAGCAATATGGACGTTCTATTCCAGGAGCTTAAAGAATCTACGAAAACTAATATTGAAGCTTCTAAAGGTCTAAAAGATTTAGCAGGTAGCATTAAGAATGGCATGAAACCAGGGGGGGAAGATTTAAATCAGACCTTTAAAAGTTTCACCGAGTCATTTACAAAGTCTTTTAGCGATCAGAATTCTAAATTAGTTAACTCATTAAGTGATAAAATCACACAGTCCTTTTCCGGATCAGTCTCAGATTTTCTTTCCAATGTTCCTAACCAAATAGCACAGGTGAAATCTGGTGGTGTGCCTGATTTCAAATCTTTACTTGCCGGTGATACTATAAAAGGTCTTATTAAAAAAACCTCTTCGAAAATACCAGGACTTGCCGATGGGGGAACTGTTGAGAAAAATGGATTAGCAGTAGTTGGTGAAAGGGGTCCAGAGCTGGTTGAATTAAAAGCGGGATCTAATGTAAAAAATAACGTCGAAGATGCACTGATGGACTCTTTACTTACCAGTAAAAGTGGTTCTGGTGTAGCGGGTGGAACTGATATGTCTGGTAAACTTGAAGCAGCTCTTTCATCAATTACGCAGGATAAGGAAGTTGTGAAAGGATTTGTAGAATATGCAAATAGAGATCTTGAAAAATCAGATATTTCGGAACTCATAGCAGATGCTGATTATCTTAGAGACGAGTTAATTTATTATAAGGATCAGGTGAAAGACCGGGAAACCTTTACGCTTGAAGACGTAAACAAATTATCTAAGCCAGTTACTGGAGAGGAAATACAGAAAGTACAAAGTCCCCCGACAGCTAACATTGAGGCAAGCGGTGCTAAACTCGAAGAAGTTGTAACAGCCCAACAAAAAACAGAAACTCCCACAGCAACCCTTGCACAAGTTGAAAAAAAACCGGTCGATCTTACACAAAAAATTGGTGCGAATAATTCTTCCGCTAGTGCTCTTGAAATGCTTAACCAGAAGCTACTTGCAAATGCTAGTCCAGAGGCTAAAAAAGCAATTGAAGCTGCGAAAACTGCCTCTTTAGTAAAAGAGAAGACTACGTTGAAAGAGGTACAGCCTTCTACAGTTCAGACCCCGACTGCTCCAAAAGAAGAGTCCACTAAGGAGTCCTCACAAAGCCTTGCACAAAAAGCGGTCTCTCAGGCAAAAGAATTTCAATCCCAAGCAAGCTCAGCCTCCAAGATGCCACAATCTGGTGGACCGTCTGGGACAAATACATCTCAGACCCCTGCAATAAATCCTAAGGATTTATCCGAAATTAAAACTCTTTTAGCTGGAATATACAGTGCTCTTAAGTCCCCCCTAACAATTTCAAATGACTTTCCTTTCCGTCCAAATTCTAATACATTTTAAGTATTGTTAATAACTTCTTTTTTTATGAACGTTTGGAATTATTATATTTGTTTCGTATTTTTTAAGATTGTACGCTATGACATTAAATAAAGAATTTATCCAGGATGCCGAAAGCTTTTTTGGAACACTCGGAACACTTGAAAATTTTTGGATAGCTAAACCACACATTGGACAGGTAGTTATTTCAAAGGAATCCTTTCTTGAAATAGACGAAACCTTTTACAATTCGAAGGATAGGAAAATGGATCTAATCTATCTTGGAATGGCTAATCTGTGGGGAACAAATTCTCATTGCAATAGAATGAAGGTTGGAAGTTTAATAGTCAGGGATAAATCAATTATCTCAGATGGATATAACGGCTCTCCTACTGGATTTTCTAATGACTGTGAGGATGATGAGGATAAAACACTCTCCTATGTTCTTCACGCAGAAGCCAATGCGATTACCAAATTGGCTAAAAGCACTCAAAGCTCTGATGGATCAACTTTATATGTTACAGTTTCACCTTGTTTTGAATGTTCGAAACTTATCATTCAAAGCGGGATTAAAAGACTTGTCTTTCGAGATCTGTACAGAAAAGTTGAATCTTTGGAGTTTTTATTCAAGGCAGGAATAGAGATTGTAAGAATTGGGAATAATTAGAAAAACAAATGGGAATTAAGGGAATCTATGGCAAAGGAAAAAAACATTCAAGTTCTGGCAGAGAACTTTATTAAGACTAAAAATGAGAGGGAATTCAACCCTCTTTATGAAAGGGTAAGACCCGGTGTACTAAATCATTGCTACGCCATTTTAAAAGA